AAATTAGGTAAAAAATACAAGAAAATAGATAGTCAAAAGGAGTTTTTCGAGGATACTGAATTGAATGACTTGCTTGAGGTGTCTCTTAAAAAACTGAAAGCCACAAGGGAATACAACACCGATGCCGCTGCGGTGAATAGTTTTCATGACTGGAGGGATTCAAATGATGAGGTTTCTGAAATTAAAAAGGATTACTATCACAAACTAACGGAGGTTGATACAGGGGTTAAAGGCCTTCATATTTGCACTGATATAAAAACAGAGGAAGATGAGAATATTTATCTAATGTATGATGGAAGCTATGATAAAAAATACTTTAACAACCTAAACGGTAATCTTAGAAAGCTTTCAAGTTATAGTGGCACGCAAAAACCAATGATTTGCTTATTAATTCAGAGGCACTTATTGAGTAAGAAAAACAAGTGCCTACCGTACTTATGGATAGATGATGTTCCAATAGACGCAAAGACTAGAAAGTTGCTTGAGAAGATGGCTAAAGAGCTTGACTTATGGTTGTTTGTTAATTGGACTGGTGATTTTAAAGCGTCCAAGCTTAAGAACGGAGAAATCTTATTAGAAAATGGAAACATTTTGATGGAGCAGAATGATTAAATTATATAAACATCAAGCCAAGTTTGTTAATGATATCTTGGAGCAGTTTAAAAAAGGAAGAAAGCATATCATAGGGCAGTCACCTACGGGATCTGGAAAGACTGTAATGTTCTCCGCAATGGCAAAACAAGCTGCTAAAAAAAACAACAAAGTTCTAATTCTAACTGATAGAATAGAGCTACTTAATCAAGCTGGTGGGACTATTGAGTCTTTTGATATGGATCCTCAATACATAACATCTGGAACTAAATTTATTGAGAAGGAAAAAGGTATTTTTATTGCGATGTCTCAAACATTAAGAAATAGATTAAAGAATCCGGAATGGCTTAACTTTGTTAAGAACGAGGTTAAGATGATCATAATAGATGAGGCTCATAAGCAAGAATTCAACCATATGTTTGCTAACAACCTACTTGACAATAAATATGTGATTGGATTTACGGCAACACCTGTAAGGGATGGCGGAATGGTTCAATTAGGTATTCAGTATGACGCTATTGTTACTGGGAAACCTATTAGGTGGTTAATAAAAAAGGGTTACCTGCTTAATTGCGATATTTACGATTTAGGTTCTCCCGATTTAAGCAGCGTGGCGGTCAACAAAGCTAAAGGTGATTTTTCAGAGAGCTCAATGTTTAAAAAGTACGACACCTCAACCCTTTACAAAGGACTGGTAAAGAACTATAAAAGAATAGCTGATGGAGATAAGATGATGGTTTTTTGCTGCAATGTTGAGCACGCCATAAAGGCAACCAAAAGCCTCAGAAAAGCAGGTATCAACGCTAGGTTCATTTCTAGTAAGAAAGGATTACCAAAAGAACCTAAAAAGTGGACTGATGCAAACAGAGCTATATTCAAAGAAAAGTTTGCATCATACCAGCTTTATGAGAAATATTTTTACAAATATAGCGGTGGTCGTGAAGAGGTTTTTAATTGGTTTAAGAGTACTGAAGACGCTGTTCTAGTTAATGTGGGGATAGCTACAACAGGTTTCGATGATCCAGGCGTAAAAGTGATCGCTTTGTATCGAGCAACGATGTCTCTAGTTCTTTACTTGCAGATGATAGGAAGAGGGTCGAGAGTTTTGAAAAATAACCCAGAACTAAAAACTCATTTTACCGTTTTAGATTTTGGAGGAAACAAAGATAGATTTGGTCCCTACGACGTTGAAAGAGGTTGGGGTCTTTGGCATGATGAGGTTAAGTCTGGAGGAGGTGTTCCTCCGATGAAGGTTTGTGGAGAAGATAGCAATACCAATCCAATCAAAGGGGCTGGTGATGTTAAGAAAGGTTGTCATCGTTTGATTTTAGCTGCATATAAACTTTGTCCATTTTGCGGCTTCAAGTACCAACAGAAAGTTGATAAGACTAAGGCTGTTGATTTAAAGCTTTCAGAGGTAACTAACAAGCAAGGTATCGCTATCAAGTCAAAACCATTTAGAGATATGGATTTCAAAGAGCTAACTGATTACAGAAAAGCAAAAAAGTACCACATCAACTGGTTGTATAGGTGGCTTTGGTTAAAGAACAAAGAAAGCAGTATTATTGAATACGCTCAAATATATGGCTGGAAAAGAGCTAGGTTAGAATACGTCCTTCGGGATTGTGTAAATAAGTTTAATTAATTAATTTAAAAAACCATTAAAATGGCAAAAGACAAAAAAGTAAAAAAAGGAGACAAGAAAAAAGAAGTTGCTGCAGTACCTGAGAAAAAAGGTAAAAGCAAAAAAGAAAAAAAGAGTTCAAGCAGCGCTGAAACAGTTATGACAAAATACTCAGGCAGTATTGCTCTAACTAAATTAAAACACGTTGTAATGAACAAAAAAGGTAAGAAGGGTAAAAAAATTACTGGTTTATTTATCCCTGTAAAAGAAAACTACCTAGTACCTGGGAAGGATGGAGCTTATTATCTTTCTGTAAATATTGTGACTAAAACGCCGCAAGATGATTACGGTCAAAATGGATTTGTATCTCAGAATGGAAACAAAAAATGGTCTGAGTGTAGTGAGAAAGAAAAAAACGCTTTCAAGGCGTTACCTATATTGGGTAACATTAAGAATTTTGATGATTCTCAATCAACTTCTCAAGCAGATACCTCAGGCGCGGCAAGTAGTGCCATTGATGAGGAAGATGATTTGCCTTTTTAATAATGGCAAGCGAAGAAAGACTTCAATCAGATATAGTTCGCAAATTTAGCGAGCTATATCCTGAGAAGTCAGGACAACTGTTCCATGCTTCAAATGAGCGAAATCATAAGTTGCAAGCTTTTAAGGCTAGAGCTATAGGCATCATCCCGGGAGTTGCTGATCTTATTTATTTCAGCAAATACCTCGATGTAGCAACGGAGATAAAGGCTCCAGGTTCTAGGCACCTAATAGCCACAGTAAGAGGTCAATTGAGATGGGGTAGAGTATGGGAGTCTCAAGGAAACACATGGAGACTATGCACAACTGTAGATGAAGCGATATCTTGCTACCAAGGAAACTTTAAAGGTAAGACTTTGGATGAAGTAGATGAGTACCTAAGAAGCGTTAAAACTAAAACTATAAAATTTTAAATATGAAGAAATTTATTCTTGATGTAGATAACTGCATTATATTAAATGATGTGAAAACCATTAGACAAGAGAAACAAGACAAAAAAGTGAAAACCAAAAGACAGTTAGCTAAAAGAATCGTCAAAGAAAAACTGCTCCCAGGCGTAACCGATTCATCTATTTACACAAAAATCTATAGGTTAGAGAAAGATGGATTTGATGAAAAACCTGTTGAGATCATTGAGGCGATTTTAAAGATACTGGATGTTGATGAGGTTGATTTGGTAAAAGAAGTGAAATAAAACGCAAAACATTTTGCAGAACTAATATTGTGTCGTACTTTTACAGAGTAGATAATAATTAAAACACAATACGATGAGAAACTCAATTTTAATACAAGAATTAAAAATAAATCAAGAATTTATTTTATTAAATAAAAGAGGTGTACAAAAAACCAATAGTACTTATGTATTTATGGGTATTAATAAAAAAGGTAATTTAGTTGACTATCAAAGAACTGACAAAAGTAAATTCTACGCTAGTATGTCTACAAGGTGCGACCAGTATGTTGAATTAATTTAAAACCACTTTTTAAATAAGGCTCTCAATTATGGGAGCCTTATTTCATCTATTTTAGCACCTGAGATACTAGCTGCTGATGTTGTCCCTGGGAGCGTTGGTGGTGAGGCTCCATTTGGTAAAGTATGTTGGTGTGAATTATAAGCCACCACAAGACTATTGAAGTCGCTTTTTAGCTGGTTAAATGATGTCTCTAAACTAGAATACCTAACAGCGTAATCAGTACCACTTGCAATGACTATTGTTTCATCGTTTTTTAAGTGGATATCAGTTGACAAGCTGCCGTCAACTTTTAAGCTAAAAATTCTTTTCTCACCAGCAGCTGATATTTGATTTTTGTTTAAATAACCAATAATCACACTTTCACCCACTTCCGTTGTATCAGCGTAAACAGCTATCATATCTTTTAATGGCTGGCTATCATCTCCAAAATCAGAGAAAACCTTTGCTGTCTTTGCCCCGAACTGCAGTACTTTTAGAATCCGCTCTCCGTTCGTTATTATTGATTCTTTGACTTTGCTTATTGATATCATTCAAATATGTTTTTTGGAGTTCCACCAGTAAAGGCCTCAGGTAAAACCAAAGTGACTTCACTGTTTTCAGAGTTTTCTTTTTGAGAAATAATATGTCTTGAAATTACAAATTTAGTTCTTGAGTAAATATGTAGCTCTGGATTCTCAACCTCTACTATATCACCAGGGCTAGCATCAATAATCCGCTCAAACCTAGCCGTTATTGATAAGCTTTGTAATTGACTTGCAAGGACGCTGTCTGCCGCCTTCTTTGTATCGGTCGCTGTGCCTGAGCTTAAAACCTTAACCAACGTTCTAATCTTTGATCCTACCAGTGGATTTGAAACTGTATCCACGAGACTTACATTGTTGGAGCTACTTGGTTGTCTAATCACACTAATCTGAGAAAAAAAGGATTGCCCACTTGCTGATAAAGACATTGATAAAGTGTTTTCTTGGTTGAAGAAAAATTTAGATGGTTGCTTAATGTCAAGCTTGAAAAAATGTAACTCGCCTTGAGCAGTATGACCTAAAATTATGTTTCTTTGTGATGCTAGTTTTGATAAGAAGCTCTTAACACTTTCTGACGGGCTAGCAACTGTTTTAGGGTAAATTTGAGCCATTTCCCTTGCGATGTTCGTTGATGCTGAAGCCGTTAAACCAAAACTCTTAATTAAGCTTCTTGAGATTTCAGTTAAAGATACATTAATTCTCTCTAAAGGATAGCTTTCTAAAGGGATTGAACAATCTTCAATGACTCCTGATTTGCTATAACCACTAACGCGCTGCAGCTGCCTGGAACTATTGCTGCCTAAATCAATGTTCATAATAGTACCTGTGAGCAGCAATCTATTTTCTTTGCTATAAATTTGAATAGGTAAATATGCTAATGGTTGAAAAACTTTTCTATGAAACAAGTTATCTGGATTGAATCTAGCTGAAAAAGAGAACTCAGACGCCACGCTTCCTAAGCTAAAATCAACCCTAACCTCAGTGAATGCATTAAAAAACTGTCCGTCTATTTTTATTTTCATTATGAATAGTATTTTATAACCCTCCCTTTCGGGATCTTAAAGAGCTCATCGTTCTTAATGTTGTTAGTTTCCTTAAAAGCTAAGATGTTTTTATCATCAGCGTCAAGACCAAAGTACTTATGAGTTAAAACAATTAAATTTGTATCTGAATTCAACTCAACCAGCCGTTCTTGTTTTGCATCAAAGGAGATATCAAAAAGGGCTTTTGAAGTGAAATTGACCAACTCATTTAAAGCTGATTGGATAGCTACGTCTGGTGAATAGGTTTCTTCAACGTTATAGACCTCAACACTTATTTCATCTAAAAAAGAAAGATAATCATTGTACGCTGTAGTAATCAATACATTCACATCATTAACTTGATCCCTAGTAATGTAATCAGATTCAACTGGATTAACAGCAGCTAGACAAGCTCCAGCTAACATGGATGCTGATTGAGATTCGAAATTGTACTTGCTAAAGACTGATGGTATCGATAATTTTATCACTTCATATACACTTACAAAGCTTTGAACTCTTTGAATTACTGGTGTGGCAAATAGAGCTGGTGCATTTATAACGTCTTGAAGATCAGTAAAAGACGTCAACGTATCAGAGACTATTAGAGTTACATTTGTTGATGCCTTTGTTATGATGCCTTGATAGTTGTTAAATGAATCCGTGTTTGGTTTGAATTTTGATTTAGTGAGTAGTAAGTTGTTTGCCAGCAACGATATAGCCTTAGATGTGGGGTTTGACTTACTTGTCATTGAATTTAAACCTAGAATATTAATTGAGTCAACCTTACTAGATATCGCGTCTCTTGCAGATGTACTTGATTTAGGCAAATCATCAATAATTGATTCCCAAAAATCAACCAAAACTTCAGTAACGTTGTAGGCCGTATCTGAGCGCTTCAAATTATTTGGCTGCCCTTTTATCGTACCATAAAAAGGGTGCTCTACTGTCCAGTACCTGCTATCGTTTGCCGACTCCTCGAAAGCTTCTGCCTGCTCAATATTATCTTCACCTTGAAACCAAAAAATTAATGGGTAAGTATTGCTTTGAGACTTTTTGCGATCAATAAAAGAACCCTCAACATTGATGAAATCATATTTTGTCGTGTTGAAATCTTTTGACTTCTCACCGCTTTTCCATAAAGGTTTAAAAACCTTTCCATCACCGCAAGTAATAGTAAACTCTATATCTTTTAATCTATCTACCCAGCTCATTTTATGTGTTTTTTAAATTGAAATTCAGCACTCTCTTTGTAGTATTCAGGTATTTGTTTCGTCGATAAAAATACACTTTTTTTAATGAATTGATTTGATTGAACTGTATGCTTATCAGTTTTCCTGACGTTGTAAAGTTTTTTGATCTTAAACTGAACTTTTCTATTTTTAATATTCTGCCTTACTGATTTGACCTCGTATATCAAACCTCGATTTCCTGTCATTAACATCATATGCCCTTTACCGCTCATCGCAGTACTCATAACCGCTGCAATAAATTTCGTTTTTCTAGAGCCTTTATGAGACTTAAAAGCTCTAGTCGCGTCATGAGCCTTTACTTTTGTCACGTAATTTTTTCTACTTACAGGTTTTTTAAAGCTTCTTGAAGTCCTAGCGTCGTCATGAGGTGTTATTTTCCTACCATTAACAGTTCCTCCAGTCTCCTGGGCTGCTAAATTATCAGCCAACCTTTGATCTTTTGAAGCGTCAATACCTACCATAGAAGCCATTGTTTTTACGTTAAAGCCATTTGCTCGTTCAACTATAGACATTCTCTTAAAGAAGGTCTTTTGCCTTGTTGTGAATGTTTTTGAGGCTTGGTTTGGTATCTCTTTCATTGTTTCAAAAGCTGCTCTATTTAAAGTATTTCTAACAGCGCTCGGAAATGCGGACTTATGCAGCTTCTCTAGTTTAGCAGTGAGTTCTATTACGGCATTTGTGTTAACATCTAGAGTTGGCATTTATTATAGATTTAAAGATTCACTTATGCTTCCGTCTGAAATATAGTTAATGGTTTTGAATTTAAAAACTTGTAAACTATCTATATCGAGGTACTTAACAAATTGTCTTGCTAACCCAGCGCCATAGCTATATATTTGACCTTTTACCACGGTGTGCAAGACGCCTGCATTTATAAAGGTATTTGTTGTTTTTTCAAAACCGATATCTATAGATACGCTACTATCGGCTGCTATTGTGAAAGCTGCAGCGTTAAAGATAAATTTGCCTAAATTATAATCATTAGCACTTTCGTTAATGGTTAAACCTGAATTAGTGAAGAATAAGTTAACTCCATCACAGAACATATATGGTAAATAATCAGTCACGTTAGTAATTGGAGCGGTAATGATTGATTCTATTTGCGTTAAATCACTTAAAGACCAAGCGTATATCTTGTAGATTGTAGAGCCAATAAGGCAAGTAGCCAACAATTTTCCTTGAAAAGCAACGACTTCAAGAACCATTGCCGTATTATCGCTTTCCTCAACCCTGACTTGGCTTTGTATGTCGTATGTTCTTGGCTCAGATGTCGTTAAAAAACCGTGCCTAAAGAACATAAGGTTTTCAGAACTGTTGAAGCTTATAGGATCACCAAGAGATGTTCCTATAAATGATTGGGTGCCTGCTGCGGCGCTATCACCAGGCAAAAGAACAAGACTGCATACGGGAGAACCTAGAGTCAACAGGACTGTCCCTGATGCTGAGACGTTTACAGATGGTGTTATGCTTTTCTGAGAATTACCTGTACCTGTAAAAACGTACGTCACCCCACTTGCCAAAGCATCTGACAACTTACCGATAAAAACATAGTCATCAGGTAAATTATCAAGATTTAGGTTAATTGATATCGTTAAATCAACCACTGTTAAAACCTGCCTTTTGTCATTCAAGTCATTGTGAAACAATTTAAGGGCTGTCAAGAACTGGTATTGCGTCAGCGAGCTATCTTCAAATCCGTTAGCGAGTACACCTGAGCTTCTTAAAATTGCGTAGATATTAGTTAATACATCTCCATAAACTTCTCTTATGACAGGTGTTCCACTTACTGTCGCAGTTTCATTCTGTATTTGACCATCTGGAAACTTTGTAGTGTCAGTATCTTGAGGAATTATTAAGTTTTTTAATACTCTCATTTTTTTATATTTGGTTAATGGTTATATTTGCTCTTATGTCTTGGGTAACTGAACCTGTCTCTTCATAATAAATTTTAAAGACTTGATTACTTACCCTCTTGAAAACAGGGGGTTTTACATCGTTGTCAAATTCTAAACTACCTAAAGATTCAGTCGTTATTTGGATTACATAATCTGAGGTCGGCATCGCTGTAGTTAGCGTCGCCTGTATCACGCTTCGACCATTTCCTCTTTCTAAAATTGTAGCCGACTGAATGTCTCCTGAGACAACGACGTTTTGACCAACTGTTCCACCGCTTATGTCACCAAACAAAACAGTTCCGTTTCTAGAGGTTTTAACCAAGCTATCTAACCTAACCTTGTCCTCTTTACTCATTAAACCATTTATAGCTGCGGTAGCTTTGTATGTGTCGCTCTGGATGCCATTTACTCTTAATTCGAATACAGTTTTATTCTTTAAAGGTGTTGTGGCTACCGTGTCTACGGTGCCGGCATCTTCTTGCGTTTGAGTGGCTTTTAAAAGCAAACCTAGACCTGAGGCAACGGTTAAAAAGTTTCCCGCATTTACTAATCTTACAAGGGTTATTGATGTCCCTAGGTAAACTGCTCTAACATATTCATTGGCTAAAAAATCACCTATGACTGTGATGTTTTTTGAAGTACTGTCTGAGCCTACTATAGTTGTTTGAGACCCCTTATTTACTGTTGATTTAAAAATGAAACTTTCGTTTAACTTTAACTTAGATAATCTTAAGTTAACAAAGTACTGAGTACCTGAGACCGTCAAGCTTTCAATGAAGTCGTTTTTCGTTGGCAAGTGGCTTAGCGCCTGGACTAGTTGATAACTATTTGCCACATTGTCTGGAAGGTTGTTGTACGCAATACCAGCCAACCTCATTAACTCATCTTTCATCTCGTGAATATCACCATAGACAACTTCATTTATAGGTGTTCCATCGCCACTGCCGCCATTATTTTTTATTCTACCATTTGGGTAGTTAATTAGATCTGAATTATCAATATTAGTTAATAGGTTTTTGTTTCTCATTTTATGTATAATTTAAAAAAGTGAATGCAACCGTATGAGCTGGCTTCAACTTAATTACTAATTCTTTAAATTCTTTTAACCTAGATGATGGGACTTCTGCTACCGTACCAAGAACAAGGCCTCCGATAAAAAAAGTAGCCCAAAGACCTGCTTCTGATACAGTATATATTTCTACTGCCTCAATACTGTTGGCAATTACATCAAAGCCATCACCACCGTGTTGATAGGTGTTTGAATGTTGAGAGGTGCCTCCATGTTGAACCTCACTTACCCCGGCGTTCGTTACCTCTAGTGGTGATCTGTAAGGGCTTGTATTTTCGTGGATGAAAACATTAAAACCTGCTTGATTTAATTGGTCTTGAATAAATGATGAACCTTGCCTTGCTTTTACATTGTTGGGGTGCCCCATCTTTCTTCTTATGGCGCTTTTCCTTAAATCTAAAGAGACTTGTGAATTGGTTGGTAGTCCTAGTCTGTACTCCCATAACTCAGCATCCTCTTCAAGGAATAAAGCATTGTCAGGTAAATTTGCATTTATCAAATTCTTTGCATCAGTTATCAAATTAAAAAACGAGGCGTTTATCGCGTCGTTAAAAGACTTAAAGACACTACCTTCATTTTGATAAAAAGCTCTGCCAGTCGGGTAAAGCTGGATAGTCAAACTAGACAAAACATCCAATGAACCTGGGGCTAGATCTTCATCTTTATGCGGGGTCTCTAATCCATGAGGTGTTGTGAATTTATGTACTGTTTTGCTTGACATTAATTTATAATTAAGTTTGATAGATAAGGTATATTTCCTCTCTCAAAAATATAACTATTTTGCTGGTTGCCGTTTATTGAAATGAATAAATCAGTAAAAAAATTTGAAGAACTGATCGAATCAGTGACTATGGCTTGAATTCTCGCCACATAAGCTATGTCATTTTTGTTGATAATTAAATCAGCTCCGTCAACAAAGGGTCTAATATCTTTAAGGTAATTGGCTATATTTAATTGAATCGTTGATCTTATAGCTGCAGTATTAATATCTAACCCAGTAATAGTTACATCAACCTCATTTAGCAGTATAGGCAATACTTCGATTTCGGCTTGTATAGGTCTCCTTCCTCTATCATTAATAGGTAGCGTTTCGTCAGGATCAAAATCAATAACTTCAACTACCGAATCAAGTATCAATTGAGTAGGCACCCCGTTTCCAGCCAAACTATCTTCAGCAACGGCTTCAACGTATATTTGAACAGTACCTGGTTCTCCTTCTTTCACATAAGGATAAACTAAACGAACACTTTGAGCGTCACTTGACCACAACCTGTAATCTGTTTTTGAGCCTCCTTGAGGTTCTAGTTGAAGGCTATTTAATATAGCTGACCTATAGTTGTCAACAGTCTCTGCTGATAGCGGTTGAACAACAATTGAGTGAACAATTGTTCCATCATCTAAACCTATAACAGGTTCTGTCGCCGTTAACTCGTCATTAACAATTATGAGCGAGCTGGTGCCAGCTTCAAGGGAGCGAACTTGAATGTAATCATCAAATCCTGGTGTGTTCAGTATTGTGTATTCAGTATCTAAGATAAATAGCTTCCCGGGATTCGAGGTGTCTGTGTTTGATTGAAGCGTTAATCCAGCCCTAAGAACTGTACCTGTAACTCCTTGCACTTGTAATTGATAAGTGCCACCTAGCGCAGGTCTTCTTTGTCTATTTAGGTAGATAGCGCCTAATCTATCTAAAGTACCCCCATTCTCGAACGAGTCAGCAGTATCTACAAAGATATTGTTCTGAACATCATCAAGGTATAGATAAGTTAGTTTAAATTGAGCAGCGAGGGCTGAAGCAACCGCATCTAATACCGTCTTTAAGTCGTTGTCAGAAATATTCAGACGGTTTCTTAAGTCAATGCTCAAGCTTGAATAAATCTCTTTAATTGTTGGAATTCTTGGCATTATATTATTCTATTCTCAACAACCTCGCCCTTTGCGTTATCCCATATAAATTGAAGGCTTTGGTTTTGTTGATTAGTTAGTGATTGCATTTTTATCTCGATAGATACCTTATTAATGTTTAAAATTACGACATTCACCTCAAAGTTAGATATATTTTTAAGGAAAATTAAATCTGAATTAACTGCTCTAGATATAACAGCTCTCCCAGAACTGTTAATCGCCACCTCTCGCAAAGTTTTTTCTGTTCTTGAATTAAATTGTTTGCCAGCGCTTTCTGAAAAAATAAGTCCATTAGCCCAGAAGTCAAACCTCTCTTCACCAACTGCTTCATCACCGGTTGTTTCAGCTTCAATATTCCCACCAAACAAGGCTATATAAATGCTTTGAAAAAGTGACTCTGATAAGGTTAAGTCTTTTGATTGGATCAATAAGTCTCCACCGCTACCTGTCTCATATAAAGTTAAATCCTTAGTATTATTCATATTTTAAAATGCTCCAACGGTTGTTGATAGCTTCATTTGATTATTGTTTTTACCTGTAGTTTCTACAGCTTCAACGTTGTTTCCTTTGTCTCTAATATCTATATTAAGACTATTTTCATTAATATTTTTGTTCAAGCTTTGTGTTGATGCTTGACTGGTGCTAGGTAAGACTTCTTTCTTAACAGCTACTTCACCTGTAATTTCATCTATAGTCTCCATCGCGCTTGACGCCATTCTACCAACTTTTCCAGGTAGATTAGATAGCAAACCTAAGACACTTTTTAAAGGAGTTAGCATGGAGCTCATTATCACTGCCCCTATTGATTTGAAAAAATCAACGAAACTAAAATCTTTGAACAAGGTTACAATTGTTGACCATAAGCTGCTAATGAATCCAGTGAATTTTTTCCATTTTAACCCAAGCCAATCGGTCACTGCTCCCCAATTCATCACCAACGCAATTAAACCTATAACCGCTGCCACTATTAAGGTAATAGGGAAAATACTTAAATTCAAAGCGACACCGAACGCCGTTGTAGCCGCTGTCGCCAGCCATGTAGCTGCAGTGCCTGCCAATGTAGCTACTTTAAAAACACCTTGCGCTATTGCATTCCCTTTCATTGCGATGCTCATAGCGCCTATCCTAGCTGCTTGAATACCCATCACGATGCTGTTTGCTATTAACGCCGCTCTCATTAAAACCAAAGCAACTTTAAAAGCAATGAACAAACCAATAACGATGGGAAGAGTTGCTATAACCCAGTCGTTTCTTTCAATAAAGCTTTACATTCCCTGGACTAGAGGTATAAAGTAACTAATCAATTTATTAATGACTGGCGCTAATTTAGTTCCAATCGTAATGCCAAGAGCTTGGAAGTTATTTTTTGACTTCGCCAGGTTTGCTGCAGTGGTTTCGTTTTTTACATTGTATTCATCTAATATTGATGTTCCTTTTTTAAATTCATTAGTTGATAATTTCATCAAGACTGCTAACCTATCAGTTTCATTACCTAACGCACCAACAACTTTAATTGATTCTTGACCACCAATCCCAAGGTCTTTTAATTTTAAAGCTAGTTTATCTGGAGAAAGCTTGTTCAAGGATCTGGAGAATTTTTGTGCAAACTTTATTGGATCTTGAGCAAGTAACTCCCTAGCGGATTCTGTAGTTATGTTCATTTGAGCTGCGAACTTTGGAAGCGCTGTACCTGCTCTTAAAAGTAATGTAGAGAAACCTGAACTTCCTCTTTCTGAATTAATACCGACCTCTTCTAAAAAAGCTCCTAAACCAGCTGTCGCGGTCGCAGAATTTTTTAATACGTCAGGTAAGGTACCTACCCTAAGTACAAAGTCGTTGATATTACTTGTAGATGCTTTACCAGATGATGATAAAGCATTAAAAGATGAACCTATTCTAGTGATGTGATCGTCAATACTTAATTTCCTAGTATCCTTAAAAAGTGAATTAATTTTTCCAACTGAAAGAACAGCCTCTTCAACACCTCCCGCATAATCTTCACCCAATGCAACATTGAATTGATTTGCTGATTTAGTGAATGATAATATTCCTTTCTCAGCGATACCTAATTGACCACCTATTCTTGATATTTCTTGAATATCAGGTATCGATGTTCTAGTATTTTGTCCAAGTTTCAAAATGTCATCACCAAGATTTTTTAGGCCTATATCTTTTATACCTGTAGTTTTGGAGATATCCGCCATTTTGTCTTCAAACTCAGTTGCAACTTTTACTGTAGAGCCTAACGCCACTGTTCCAGCTAAGGCGTGATATTTGAATTGGTCAAGCCTATTGTTAGCTCTTTCCATGCCTGCCAATTTTTTTTGAAAGCTACTTGTCTTTCTTGACATCTGTTCAACGATCCTTGAGAACTTATCCTCAGCTGTAAAAATTGTAGGTACTTTTATAGTAGCTGCCATTTATCTAATCGTTGTTTATTTGGTTATGCATTTCAGCAATGTTATCAAACCAGTATATTAATCCGTGGTGATCTTGATTATCACAATATAAAGTATCTATAAATGTTGGTAGCCAATGGTACTCATTTACGATTGTTTTAATTTCCGCATCATGAGCACCTAGAGACCACCGGCTTAAAAAACCGAGCAAATTTGGTTTAAAACATCAAAATCATCTTTTTCAACCACTTTTAAATCAGCTAGTTTTAACCTTGTGATGTGAGCCATTGTTTTTAAGACATAAGTACCTGTCTGTTTTGCTACATCTAATCCATCCATAACCAAGGCTTTTTCAGCTTCAGTTATCCTGCTCTTAAATTTCACTTCCTTAATAATTAAACCAGCGTCTTCAAAATGCTCATGCAGTGGTTGCCTTAAAGTATATGTTGGTACAAGGTTTTCATTAAAAACAAGTAAACCATCCTCGACAGCCTCTATGACGTCTATGAAATCTGATTCAATTATCTCGTCAGTCAACTTACCTCTTCTGACTTCTTTTGCTTTGTGTTTTTGAACGAACTTTTTAACCTCTCCAAACGCCACCTTATTATCAATTTTTTTGCTCATGATTTTTAAGTTTGAAAGAAAGGGATGTTATCCCTTTCTTAATTATTGTTTCTATTTTTAAAGTTTCTCCAACTTTCCACCACCAGCCAACTTGACTGTTATTTGGGCGGTGTTGGTGTCAATACTTATGTCACCTACGTGTTTTCCTCTCCCTCTCCAAACTACTCCAGAAATGTGAGAGATTGTCCAGGTACCTTGCTCAGAGCTCTCGGCTAGTTTTGGCAAAATATCTAATTCTTGATTTGAATCAAAATCAGCCATCAATGGACCTTCAAAAGACCAACGAACTCTATTCACCTTATCAATCATTACTCCGTTTCCAGAAATCATATTTGCATCATCTTCTGAGCGGTTACCTCCTGGATCAAGAGTGTAAGTTTCGTTTGATTTTGTAGCAAAATTCAAGCTTCCTAAAGTTGGGTGATTACAAGTAATCTCGATCAAATCACCACCTATGTATTTTGGCATTTTATTTATTTTTATGGTTATTATTCATTTTAAAACCCAGCTTCAACTGTCGTTGATTCTATCCTAGCAACTCCAGTTCTTTTATACCTAAAACTTGTATCAAACCTATCTGGATTAACTTCATTTATCATTACTATTAAACTTTCCTTTGAGAATTCTGGCTCTCTAATTAAAGCTCTTTCAGCTAAATCAGAGAAGTAATCATAAAGAACTGCAGCCCATTGTTTTGGCTTCACGCTTTTTAAGGCATCAGTTACTTGCCCATCATCAACTAGGACATGATCTTTTACATTTACACTCTCTAACGCCGTATAACCGTACTTGATATTCCAATCCAAGTTTAAATTCCTAGGATATGCAAATTGCAAGGGGGTTTCCCCGTCAGGATGGTACGTTGTCACTAAATCTTGTACTTGGTAAGCTGCATTGTTGAAACTTACCGTAGAACACCCATTTTTAACTAAGAAATCCCTGTTATTATAATCAGCCATTTCACCTATTGATCCATTCAATGGAGCAGGCATATCAGGATATGATTGGCCGTTGATATCTAAGTGAGGGGTGTCTTGTGCTATTCTTGAAAACAGTAGACAAACATTAGCAGCTGCCTCAGATGGAAAACCACTTGAGTTAGGTGCTGGGCAAAGGACATTTGTTACTTGCTCAATTCTATCGGCATCGTTTGTGATGGCTGATAAAGCTGCTTTGGTAGATAAAACCGAACCAAACAAAGCTATAAAAGGTCTAAAAACCGTACTGCCGTATCTTCCTGTAGGAGTTTCTGTTGGCGCTCCATTAAAAACCTCTAGAGCTGCTAGAATAGATTCATCTGCTCCATAAGGATTTAGTACTATAGTGTACCAATCTTCTTGAAACTGGGTTAATGTAGCTGCTAAATCAACATCACCTGCACCATCAGTTGAAGCCGTTTCACTGTAAGTGATACCTGCGTCAACATTGCCATTGTCAAAAGTAACTATTAGTGAAGCGGATGTTAAACCTTTCCATTTTGACTCAAAAGTTACTATCCCGGCCGCTGAGGTGGCTAAAACGGGAGTTGACAAAACCCCGCTAATTGCGTCAACCACTTTGGCTGCAATTACGGATGCCGTATCTCCTATGTTCACGGTGTAAGAATAGTTTTGAAAATCCAAACCAGTCCTACCTGCGATTATTGCCGTGTGAGTGGCGTTCGCTGTAGCCGTACCTGCTATGGTCCAAACCCTAGAGGTTGAGGTTGCTGCAGCGTCTGTAATTTGCGGGAAAATTATGGTTGGTACTCCACCTACACCATCGCTTCCACTAGGCCTTAATATTCTCATTTGTTGATGAATTGGAGATCCGTAACCATACAAAGTTGCGGCTTCTTTAGCGGAAGTTACCTCCACTTTATCAACGCTTAATCCAGCTTGATTAGCTGTATTGGCTTCTCCAAAAACTGCTATCAGCTGAGGTAGATTTGGGGTAGTGTCTCCGAAAAAACCCTTCTTAATTTTGTAGCCTGAGACTCTTGACTTTCTCTCAAGTCCTACGGCATTTGATATTTGTGTCATTTTTTCTATTTATGGATTAATATTCTCTTCTTTAAATTTGTATCCTAAATCAGTCAATTCAAGCTTTATATCTGTAAATATAGAACTAATATCAACGCCCTCCCACAAATTCTGACTTTCATTTAGTCTAGTTGAGAAAGTTAGTCTACTCATTTTCACAAATGAGGCGTCTTGATTGTTGCTTGAATCGAAATTTTCGAACCCCTCAACATAAGTTCCAAGAACTAAACCTGGAGGTAGTTGAAGTGTTTTGTATATGGTGCTTTGAAGAATGTATCTTATCATACCAATGTACATATCCCTCTTATTTGTTGATAATTTTTCTCCAGTATTACTTTCAGTTTCAGTCGCACTACAAAAAACATCTACAAAGTAATTTGTCGAGCCTTGTACGTTGTATTCTGAGAAAGAGGTGTATGATGATGAATCAGATACAATATTTATCATTAGTTTTTCGCTAGACTGAAAAGGGGTTGTCCTACCTGTAAAAATATTTATTTCATCAGGTAAGCTTTTTAAAGTTTTTTGAACCAACAGGTTTGTGTATAGAATTGAGCCAATTAAGTCTCTGACTATCTCAAAACCCTGAGTTGGTATGTTGTTAGTTATCATAATCACCTAATATGCAAACAATTAAACCTAATGTCTCGTCGGGAAACCACTCTTTTATGACGTAATTTTTAACAAGACCTGTGCTATCTTTAACATTGATTTTATGAGACCTTAATGAGACATCACCATCAGCGTTTCGATATGGGTAGCTGTTTAAAGTTAAAACATCTTCATCCAAACAAATGTGAGCATTTTTTGAGTTAATGGGAGCTCCATCAGAGTCAAAGTTTATGAAATGTTTACTTGCTAAACCTGTCGTACCTAAAATAGTCAATCCGTCTGGAGTGATTAAGGAGATGTCTTCTTGAAAACCTCCTGATTTGATAAACTTTTTAGCGTCGCGCCTAGCCTTGGCAAGTAAACTCCCTGTCATAATTAATCTTGTGAATTATTTATGATTTCAAGAATACTTGACTTATTTGCTTCGTCTGGAATATCTATTCCATTCTCTGCAGCAAAATCCAAGAGCATTGTTTTGGTCATTTTCTTAAAGTTTGGGGCCTCTGAAGTTACTGGAGCAATGGTCTTTTCTTTTTTATCTTTCTTAACCTTTTCACAGTATTTTCCATTAATTGAATCTTGAAGGTTAATGAATTGCGAGGCATCAACCACATCACCTGATGAAGCCATCTTATTACCTACTAAAAGATGCTTGATTACTAAAATTTTATATTTTGCCATAATTGGTTTTTTAAAAAAAAGAAGCGAGGCCTTTTGAATTGCATCGCTTCTTTTAAGTTAGTTAATAGAAGTTTTGCTTATGCTAAAACCTTCATAGTGTATATCTTATCAATAGTGAATGGGATAACTAAAGGAGCTGATGTCAATTCTAAAACACTTGAAATGGTCTTGTTATCATCATAAGCTCTTAACAAGTAATCCGCTTCTTTTACTGAGGGAATCATTGCGGATGCTCCATTAATTGATGTCTTTCTCATAAAAGGTAATCCACCAAAAATAGTTTTACCTTGAAAATCACTTGGTAAAATAATTACCTTATCATTATCCAGGTAATGTACTGTAGTTCCAGAGGCGTTGGTGTACTTCTCATTGTAAGTCCAAAGGTTTACAACAAAATCACCTGCAGCCACCTGTCCATGGAAAGCCATTCCCGAGCTCTCGTTGAACTGAGGCATATCAATTTTAATACGATCCATTCTTCTAGACTCAAGTATCACCTGAGTCTTTG